GAGAGCTAGTGTGAGCAGGATTATGTTGCGTAGCATGATATAGTATATATGCTGGTAACTACTGATCAGCTGAAAAAAATCGCTGCCGCTTCGCGGGTAGAAAATCTACCGCGCCGTTCCTTTCAGGCTCTTTGGCTAGTTGACCCTGGGGCGGAACCTAAATAGAAATGCATCTAGTCTACAGGAGTACTCTTGCTGACTAAGAGTATTGGCATACTTGACCCAAGGATCTGGCTCCTCGTTTGGTGAGTATACGGCTAGAATCTTGAATTCTTCAGTTAGGCTAGTCCAAATAGTGCCTTCTTTTACTTGATGTGTCATAACCAATCTCCTGGGTTGGCCTGCTCGATCTGATCAAATTTGTCCCATACAAACTGTAGTAGTCCTTTGGCAGTGGCAGGGTCGTGCGTCATTAATAGGGTGATACGGCTCAGCATTACGCCCGTGATATTGTGTGGCTCAAACTCAGTTTGCCATTTCAGTATCACTTGGTCCAAATCATTACAAAGATCTACTAGGGCCTGTTCGTATTGTGGTGAGTCTTTGTCTAACATATTATCCTTGTTTGATTAGTGGGTGTCCGCCCAGAGCAGCCGTGTCCAAATAGACGTTGCCCGCGGCCGATATACGATATTGATTGCTGGTGTAAAATGGGTATACTTGATGCATAAACTGTGCTGGAAACATGATCATGGTACCTTCCCAAGTGCTGTCTAGCTCTATGGTATTGGTAGCTATACGACCCAGGACATCTGTGTATAGGAACTGGAACGCACCGTTTAGGCAGGGCTTACGATCAGGGAACACTGTGTCTTCTGCAGGGCGGCTATAGGGTATCTGGATCCAAATTACCCAGCTGAGTAGGCCATTATGAAAGTGTGCAGGGTTGTACTCCGTGGCCCGTTGAAAGTTCATCCAAGCTGTGCCTGTTGAGATGTTGACGTTATGGGTAAACAGATTGGTAGTAGAGCTGATGTTGTACATGCGGTTGTACCAAAGTGCTTGATCACGTATCCACTGATCCAAGGCTGCTATACCGGGTACTAGCCCATACTGCTCACGTAGGTGCCCAGCCAGTTCTGAGTTCCATGAGGGTTGATCCCCTGGGTTGGCCTGTATGGTGTCAGCTCTAGCTTTGAGCTGGGTCATGATCTCCAAGGGCACGTTGACCTTGACGTAGTCAAAGTTGGCCAGTCCTCCGGGTTTAAGCATTGAACACTGCTCCGTGATCCCAGGCTTCACAGCGTATGTTCCAGCTGAGGCTGACCCTGTCTAGATCGGTTAGGTTATGTCGGGTACCATGCTCCAGCCACCCTGGGAACATGATCAAGCGACCCACCTTGGGTTCAAAATCTACCTGGGTGGGCTGTAGGTGATATGGGTAGCTGTGTTCTAGACTCTTAACTGGACTGTTGATATAAAGGTTACCCTCAGTACCCTGGGTCTCAATATAGTAAACACCAGCTATGTCTACACAGCCGTGATTGTGTGGCCTGGCATACTGACCATGGCCTGTATGGGTGATCCAACTGTTGCTGACCCGCCATTGGGCTATCTGCTTGTGGGTACCTAAGGCCAGCAGATATTGGTTCACATGATAGTCTAGCTCATGCTGGAATAGGGTCAAGGGTTCCTGTTTGATGATATTGCTGCCAAAGTTAGGATCTGTGACCTGGTGCTGACCCTGGCCTGCTGGCTGTAGCCGATCACGATGACGTTCTAGCAATGGCTCTAGCTCGGCCTGTACCCTGGCCAGCACGGCACCCTCTAATTGGGCTGTGTACAAGGGTGTGGGAAAGTAGTACTCTAACCCCATAACATCCTTACTAATCCTGTTGAGTCTATGCTGACTAGCAAGATGTAGTTAGCCAGCATGCCAAATGATTTCCTAGTATAACTAGCCCAAGCATACATAGCACAGCCAGAGATCCAAACAGGGTAAAGATACAGTAAAGGCGGATTGGGAACGGTGAGCGCCATAGTAATGGAGCAGCCAATCGAAATAGCCCAAGCCAAGAGCTCAACAAAAAAGCGAAAAGGATTAGTGCGATAGTCATCTCGGATCCAATCTAGGGTGGGTTTAAATAGTGTATCTAGCATAGTGTATTTTAGCAAAAGTTAGGCCGTTGAGTCAACAAAAAAGGCTGCGAGTGCAGCCTTTTCCATGAGCGTCTTTAAGTATTAAAGAGTAATGCCCATTGCGCGAGCTTTGTAACCCAAGGCTACGATTTCACGGCTTGGTTTGCCCATTACATATTCTGTAACTTGAACGCCATTGCCAGCTTTGCGGCTGTTTGTGTAAACAGCGTAACCGCTCTGACGAATACGGCTTGCTTCAGCGGCTAGGTTCTTTACACCAAAACGCTTTTCAGCTTGGCTAGCAGTTAATGCGTCACCATTGTACAGTGCGTTGAAAACCTTGTAAGTCTTAGTTTCTGGATTAAAGTATTTCATTTCTATTTCCTCTTTAAAGATTATGCTGAAAACGATCAGCTAGAAACATTATACAACAGTGATCTAGAGATTGCAAGTCTATTTGGCAGAATCTTCTTGATTAAGATTACCAATAAACTTGCGATCGGGAAAGCGTGAATGCAGAACCTTGAAAACGTCGGTCATTGTAGAGCCCTGTGCTAGGAACTGCCCTGTTTCTTTTGAGTAGGCATACAGCACATCGTTTCTACACTCTACGTCCAAATGCTCATAAGCAGTTTTTGAACGGAACTGTTCTAGACGCTCTAATAACTGTTCATCACCCATTGATTGAGCCGCACGAGCCAATTTGGCAGCACGTTCAAATCGTTCAGGATGTTCTCTGAGTAGATCAATAAACCAGTGTTCATGCAAGCGCCAACCCCAATTGAAACAGATGACTGCTATCAACAGGTTCAGCACCCAAGGGTTTTCTAGTAACCAATTTACTATATCCATATTATTATTTACGTCGTTTGATTGTCCAAAGGAACACTGCCAGTACAGGCAGGGTGATCACAAGAGTACTGGCTAGCCAATTAATGGCTAGGAAATTGATAAAGATTATACTCTGGATCCATAATTCTGTTAGTATTTGGTTCATTCTGATCTTCCTGAAGTACAAGAGTCTGACCAAAGATCGGCTGCTTGTCGTTGGTATTCTGCTAGTTCGTCATCTCTAGCCTGTTGTTCCTGCATGAAGGAATCTAATTTACTTTGGTATTCAGATTCGCTTAGACCATGCCAACCAATACACTTACCTGTAGGACTACGTCCACAACCACAACGGGCAAAGTTTTCATCTGCTTTAATTTGCATTATTCATCTCCTTTTAACAATTCAACAGCTTTGATTACAGTAATTATCACCACAAAGGCCGCGGCAATAATTACCAAGGCCTCAGCTACCCAAACAGTATCCTTCATAGCCGCATTATCCTTTCCAACTCACGTTTAGCATCTGGAAAATGGCCTTGCTCTAATCGGTGTTCGACTAGTTCTTCATATAGTTTATATAAGTCTTGAAGATACTGATTGGGTTGATTGTAGGGCTGGGTCCACTTGATTGAATAGAGATATTTTTTCATTATGAACTCACATGTTTAATAAACTTAAACAAGTCCTTTTTGTTCTTGGGAGCCCAAAACTTACCTTCCTTGCCACAAGGGCCAAAGCTGAATCGGGCCATTACACAGGATTGATAGTGTGCTTTTACAGTGATCGGTCCTGTAACTGGATCAATTTTGGTTTCGGCAGGAACCATTTCTCTCTTGCAGTACCAGGTGTAGAGTTTAAGTGGATTCCAACTGGCATATTTGCAGTCTTTGCATAATACATTGTCGCTCATACGATTCTTTCTATACGGTTACGATTTTGTTATTATACAATAAAGGGTGCAGTCTGTCAACTACGTCAATACAGTTGACAGCGCCCCTGGCTTAGTATATAATGTACACATGTTAGATTAATTCAGAAAGATCTCGATGAAAGCATTGCGTGAAACTACAGTTTGGACAGAAAAAGATTATCGAGTGCCAAACCATATCTATTTGTTAGATGGTGATAAAATGGTTGCCTATGTGCCAGAAGGCGGCGTAGATCCATTTTATTTTAAGAACCCAATTAAATTCAGCCGTACTGGTCGCAAATTTGAAGAAGTAACACCTAGCCCATTCAATCAATGGGACAAATTGCTCAAAGCACATATCGATGTAGCAGAACCCCTACCATTTATCAAGAAGGTACAGGGCTCAAAACCCAATACCTGGTACGAAGTAAACACTAATGAAAAGACCTGTACCTGTCAGGGCTTTACCTTCCGCGGCACTTGTAAACATGTTAAGGAATTAGAAACTGAATGAGCCAATATACTCCAGACCGTTGGATGATTGTTAAGATCGATCACAAGGACACAGTACACTATAGAGTGTTCGCCTGTTGGTACGGCGGATACGCTGGATCCGATTCTTGGAAATTGAATTCGGGCATTACTTCTGTTGTCCTAGAAGACGACTGTTATCACTTTACTGGATCTAGCGGTTCTGTTTATATTTGCCATAAGGATTGTTATGGTGCTAATATGTATGGTCATAGTGTCCTAACCCATCTGATCGAAGAAGGCAAACCAGTTGGAACTATCATTGAACCTTTACCTGAAACTGTTAACCCACTAGAACTACCGTATGAAACAGATCATAGCTAAGATCCGTCAAACTCAACAGAGTAATGACCGCCGGAAAAAGTTTGAAAAGATGCGTGAGCAGTTAGATCCACCTAGACCACGCAGACCTGCTGCCAAGAGTGTGCCCAAACCATGAAACAGTTTACAGTGAACAAATTGGATCGTAGGCACAATGGCTATAAACAGTTCACACACTATATTACACCCATACCTCAATGGGGTATAGGTCAGTTAGAGTATAAGTTAAGGTTCTTTGAATGGCGCAAGTGGTGTTGGGAAACCTGGGGGCCAGGAATGGAACGTGATATTGCTATCGAGTTAGGTAGTCGTCAGTTTGAAGTATGCCGTTGGGCATGGCATACAGAAGATCGTGCCCGTAGACTGTATTTTGCCAGCGAAAAAGAACTTAGTTGGTTTATTTTAACATGGAGCTCAGAATGATAGTAGATATGCAACATCAAGGTGAAGAACACAAATGTAATGTATGCTCATGCGAGTTTACAGATGATGAAGGCGGCACTGTAGGCTACTTTGGCATTTTGCCTGTGGCTTTTTGCCCAACTTGTTATTCTAGTATGTACGACATGGTACAACAAGACATGGCATTAGATGAAGGCTGGGACGATTGAGTACTGTCGTTCTTACCACTAGCCAATGGCAACGGATACGTGAGGAGTTACACACAGAATATCCAAAAAGTGTTTTCATGATTAAAAATAAAATGAAAACGATTTTGGGATTCACTGTGCGTGAACATACCGAATGGATTGAAAACCATAAAGCAGAAGCTGAAGGTGACTACGAATGGAATCAAGGATACAGTAAATTTTCAATAAGACTTGACTTTTATAATAAAAACAAGTACACTATGTTTTTATTAAAGTTTTCAGAAATAATTAACGACAAGGGATTGCAACTGTGAGACAATTGATATTAGACAAGCTCGAAGCAATTTGGGACGAAAGTATCGATACCTTGTTGGATATCGGTCTTCACGATGCTCACTTGATGAATGATCAAGAACTACTCAAACTGTTTGTATCTGTAATTGAAATTGGTCCAGGCCCTGCTGCCGAAAAGAAAACTGCTGCCAAGTACAGAGAAGAACTTAAAAGACTCTATGGAGTAGATCGCCCATTTATTTGTGGCACTGCTGGACCCTTACAACAAGATAACCTACATGAGTATGTGCTAGTCTGTCCAGCATATGGTGCAGATGGATTTGCCATGTATAAAAAATATAAAGACTATTCTGCTCCAGGATATTAAAATTAAAAAGGAACTACCATGACACTACAAGAACTAGAACACATATTCCGCTTTCAAACTACACCCGAAGAAGACTATGTACCAAAAGATCAATTAGACTATTTTTTAATCAATGGCTACGATCGTATGGGTAAAACGCACCTAGTTACAGAACTAGAATCATTGGCTAAAACACTAACCGACAGTGGTTATGTGTTTGAAGGCTATCGTGATCGCATGCCAATCTTTATCGTACCGGAAATCGTACAGCCTCTATGAAAAACGTAGAAGTAGGCATGTTTAGATTGCCTGGCATTGCTTTTGAAAAAGGTGAACTGCCTACTGAACTGATTCAAGATATGCAGGCCTGGGCTGAACAAGAAGGTGTTGGCATGAGCATGACTGAAACTCTTTGGTCATTTAAGAAAGAATCGCATCGTGAATGGTTTATCTTACGATGGAGTGATCGTATCCCCAAACCCGAAAAAGATGAGTAATGCCGATACCGGGAGAACGCACAGAAACATCTCCTAAATGGGAACGTCACTGGACTATATTCCCACGTAGGATAAACGGTCGTTGGTATTGCAGAGACTATGTTTATCGCAAGTTTGTTCTTAGCCCAGGTGGCGGATTTTGGAAGTACGGTGATGAGTTTGATGTGATAAGGGATAGTGAATGATTAACTATAGAGGCCCAGAAGGTGATTGGAAGCCTATGTTTGCGTGGAAACCTGTTAGGATTCGCAAGCGGTGGTATTGGTTGACCACAATCTATCGTAGAGAAAAGAATAGAGTAGTATGGCCGCATCAAGGATGGGATTTTGGTAATGCAAACGATTTTATAATTGATAGAATTAAAAATCCATGATCAGAGTCAGTGTACTAGATGATCAGTTTAACCGTGCGTTTTGGAATGCCAAGCGTTCTTTGCCTGTTGAGCATTTGGAGTCGCCGAGACAATATGGCCAGCGTTGCCGCGAAGTCTTTAGGTATAGGGTTGATCACAATAGTCCGCGGGGAGCCCTTGATACTGTGTATTATATCTTTGATTGTGACGAAGATTATACTTGGTTTATGTTAAAATGGTCATGAATTACAGTCCCGAAGTTATGGCCAATATGGCTGAATGGATCGAAAAACAAAACGTTATTCTGGAGGCGGAAATAATAGAAGCACAAGCCAAAGAGTTCCAAGCATCCGTTGATAGAGAAGTACTTTGGGGTATGCTAGAAAATATAGGGTGGACTCGAGTTATTCTGTCCAGATTCATAGACAATAATCATGCGGTTGATATTACCTATTGGCTCAAAGACAACTGCAAGTATGCCTATGAGCGACACGGGCGTGATTTTATGTTTGAAAGTGCTAAAGATGCTAATTGGTTTAAGTTAAGATGGGTAAGTTAATAGATTATCATTGTGTTCATGTTGACAGAATTCCTACACCTGTATTAGTATGGTTAGTAGAAACATTTGGCCCTGCCGGTATACGTTGGTGGCATAGCAATAATAAAATCTATTTTCGTGATGAGCGTGATTGGATTTGGTTCGAGCTAGGAACATAATATGGCAATACCACAAGAACGAGAAGATATGCGTATCGCGATACAGCTCAAAGAAGAAGGTTGGATAGCTGAACTAATTGGAAATACCGCTGTAGATTTACAAGACAAAGTAAATTGGTGTAGAGAATCCTTTGGGCCCATGTATTCGCAACTGTACCCTGATGCATGGGCTGGTAAATGGTTTGGTGCTGAACTGCCATTCCAAACAGGCGGTATTGATAGCAAAAGAGATGTTGTTCTCATGTTTAGAGATGATAAATTATACACAATGTACAGGATGATGTTCCCTAATTGAACGATACTATATTACCTTTACCAAATGGTGACTTTACCACAGTAGAGCATGTTGAGCAACACGGCCCTCTAGAAGTTATAGTACATCGCTTTCGTATGGGTGATGTTGAAGATCCAGACTTGTATGCGGCTGAACCACTTTACCAATGGCAGAATAGTGAAATGGGCGAATGGGTAATGGCCAATGCTGTCCAAAAACCCATATGGCACCGGCACGTTGATCCTAGCAGTTTTGGTTGGACATATACAATACGAGCAGAACTTATGCCAAAAGACTATACATTTTGGTGGATGAAGTGGGGTTGCGACTTGACAAAAATAAGTTGACGATCGTATAATAACTAACATGCACACCGTTGTGTATAATTTAAACAAAATGGAGAAACCAAAATGTTAAGTTTAGCAAATAACGGGCAGGCCCAAGCCGCGTCCACATACGCTAGTCAGAGAAATGCCCGTTTTAATGATGAGTCAAGTAACATCCTATCTGTAGAAGATCGTTGGATATCTACTTATAATAATCTTCCAACTCAAGTCCAACAGACAGCAGTAACAAACACCTTGGCAAGTGCTATTGACGAGTTCCGCCGAAATAATCCTACACTAACTTCTTGGGCAGACTTAAAAGCTCTGTTACCAGAAGCAAATGATAAACCAATGGTGTGGATTAAGATTGATGCTACTATGCAACGGCTCCTTAAGATGTTTTGGAGTATGGACATTGTAGGCGGCTTTAATCCAATTAAACTAGTACCAATCCAAGTATACCGCCCAAATCCCGACGAAGATATCTATGTAGCATGGGATGGTCAACACACTTTGGTTGCATTGTGGCTAATCGCTACACAAGTATTCGGTGAAGACCCTACTAACGTGATGATTCCAGTGAATATTTACAAGACACATCAAAAAGCTGAAATGCGTGATAGCTTTGTAGGACATAATGGTGGTGAATATAAAGAAACGCTTGATCAATATGACAAGATTGAACAAATGATTTACGGTGTTCGCATTGACAACAGTAATAATCCGGAATGGGTAGTTATTGAGCAAAAACAACGTATCATTGAACACTACGATTTATTCCTAACTAAGAAAGATAACGGTGATGCAGAGCAACCAGGCGCTATTAGTCGTATGCAAGAAGTACAAAAACTAAGTGTAGAAGCACTAGGTTGGTTGTGTGAGTACTTGGTTGCGGTAGGTTGCCACAGCCGTGCAGTAGAAGAAAAAGAAATGGTTATGATGAGCTATTTCTTTGATCGTTGCCGTGCCGCAGGTATTACTGTAACTAAACAGTTTATACAAGATATTGCCATAGTTGCTAAACGTCACTGGAAGGCAGACTTTAGTCCATTCAGTATTTTTTGGACCAGAGCTAGTATTGCCTACAATGTGTGGCATAGTCAGCACGTAACAGGTGTACATGCTAGGTTTAACAAGGAACCAATACATGGTTATCCGTTTTTAGTTGAACAGTTTAAAAAGGATTTGCCACAGTATCAGTTTCCTATCTCAGCTAATAATTCAAACTTTGTCCCTACAACTGAAGACTTGTTTATATGAGATTGAGAAAATATGACAAGATGAAGAGCCAAGGTCATCTACTCCTAGATGTAGGTAAGTTATGCTGTGTAGACGGATGTGGCAAGCCTCTAACTCCTTACAAAGGGCCCGGTGAGGATAAACTCTGTAGGCAACATCAAATAGATCAAGTTTCGTATGGCGGGTATGGCAGACATGATAGGCCTCACACTTTTCACAGATCAGATGTTTGTGAATGTTGCGGTCAGGATATCAATGCTGATCCCAGATGGGAGAAAGCACAACTATTCTTTGGCATAGAACTGACAGAAGAACAAAAGCATGAAATCAAACGCCGCTACAACCATGGCGATCATGATCATCGTAAAGCAGACGGTGGGGATAACAGCGCCAACAACACTAATGCGTTTTGTTCGTTCTGTCATTGGGTAAAAACTGTTATTAATAACGACGGAAGAAAGAAGGAACTATAATGAAACGTACTAACATTAAAGAAGGTTTTGGCGGTGAAGTGCCGTTTACAAAATTTATTGCAAGCGATTTAGAAACATCAAATCGTTTATTAACAGCACTGGATCTTGGCTATGAGGATGGGTATACAGTTACTCCGGAAGAGCATACTTCACATTCAAAACGTGTAGACCTTGTGATCCGTGATGCTGATCAAGACGTAGTCCTAGTAGTTGAAAGCCAAGACGCAAGTGGCTGGTTAGATGCAGTACATGCCAGTAAGATTACCTATTATATGTACGATAAAAAGTGTGACGACGGTGTTCTAATCTGTGAAGATGCTGATGAACATATCAAAGGATTTGTCAAGTGGTTAAACGACAATACTCCGTTGCGTATCACTTTAGTAGGAGTAATGATATTTGAAACAAGTGCCAATCCACATTGCGAGTTTACTTGCCTAATCCGTCCGAGTGATCTACGTGATAAGAAGGTACGTAGAGTTAGTGCCGCCGCCGGCATTGATACTACGGTTGCTGATCGTACTCAAGAATTATACGATTCGAATCCCGATTTGTTTACCAACATTGCCCGTGACTATGTTAGTAAAACTAATGTAGGCGGCAGTGGTATGACGGCTGCTATCCATCCGTATAAGACAGATGGCTACTGGGTAGAAATTTGGCACGCTGGTAAATTTGATACAGATGGTTTTAAGAAGTCCTTTACTGATACTGTGGAATCAGCAGGACTTGAAGCAGGATTCCAGGCCCGTCGAGGATATGTTAAAGTGCCCAACACTAAGTCCGCTATCGACACATTCAATCTCCTAGTATCAGCATTAGAAACTAAGAAAATCCACGGTTAATAAATATCTCATGAAGATATTAGTAACTGGCTGTGAAGGTTTCATTGGACGAAATATGACTGCTTGGATGCAGGCAGAAGAAGGTTGGTCGGTAGACGGTTATGATTACGACCCAAACGAATTCCCTGACGTAAGTGAATATGACTGGGTAGTGCATCTAGGCGCCATAGCTGACATGACTGATACAGATGTTGACCGCATTATGAAGCAGAACTTAGAGTTCAGCCAACGTCTGTTCAATGACTGTAATCGACATGGTGTTAATCTACAGTACGCCAGCTCTAGTTCAGTCTACGGAAACACCAAAGACTTTAGTGAAAGTGCCCAGTGCCACCCACAGACTCCCTATGCTTGGAGCAAGTACCTATTTGATCGTTGGGTGTTTCAACAGAGTCCTAGCATCTATGTACAGGGATTCCGTTACTTTAATGTTTATGGCAAATATAATCACTTGCGTGGGCATCGTGCTAATGTAATACACAAGTGGCGCGAACAGGCTCGCAACGAAGGCAAGATCACAGTTTGGGAAGATGCTGAAAATATCAAACGTGATTGGACTTGGGTCGGCGATGTTTGCCGTCTACACATAGATTTTATTAAAACTGTTAACGGATCGGGTATTTGGAACTGTGGTGCAGGACTAGCACACAGTTTTCTAGATATAGCAGAAGAAATAGCAGAACAAGAGCGTGTAGACATAGAATTCGTACCAATCCCCCCAGATGAACAGTATCGCATGCGCCATAAAACTTGTGCAGATTTGACACTGCTAAAGAAGACTATAGGCAAACGTAAATGGTTAAACGTCTTTGAGTTTTTATCACAGTAGAAACTATAAATACACTACTATGCGTATAATTGATATTTTAACTGAATCGTCAACACCTAATCCTGTGGCCAAGGCTGCACAAAAGGTAGCTAAAGGATCGGGTCAACACAAAAATCCTAAACGTGCTCTAGAAGTTCCACGTAAAGAAAAACACAAGAAATCGATCCCAGTTGCTGAAGCAGGCAAAACTGCTCGTGAAAAGTGGACTGCGGCGTCAAACGCTCGTGAAAAAGCACATCAAGAACGTGAAGCCGAGATAGCTAAACTTCCGCAAGAAAAGCGTTCAGGTGCTGCTATAGATGCATTGGCTAATCATCTTGACAAGGTAAAAGAACAGCATTCAGATGTTATGAAAAAAATATTCAAAGACAAGCTAGGCAAGCCTGTAGGTGAGATTGGTATCGATCCAGAAGCAAGTCCAGGCGGTGGCAATTGGTATGTTAAACATTATGCATCAGGATATGATGTAGTAGGTTTTGACAATGCCACCGAAGCCAAAAAAGAATTAATGTATGCCCATAAACATGCAGATGTATTAGGTGAAATGTTCCTTGATGAACATGGCAAAGCATCACGTGCATTATGCCTAAGTTCAAGGTCAGACTCAGACCTGGGTGCTAGTCAGTTGGCTAGTTGTAAAAGTCAAGGGCTCCGTGCTAGGGATGGTAAGAAATCACACAAGTTAGGTAAAAGTCCTAATAGTAGAATCACAGTAGGTGGTCATAAGATCAAAGGCGCCAAATATGGGGGCAAGTTGCCCGACTGGAGTTAATATGCGATTTAGAGAATTTGTTGATACTAAAATATTCAATCCTCGACCTCAAATAGTTGGCGATAAAGATGTGTTTGCCATGCAACAAGAATTAAAAGCCAAGGGTGAAAATTTAGGAACCTTTGGTCCTAATCACGATGGGCTAGATGGTCTGCTAGGACCTTACACTCGACATGCAGCTGATCATCAGCCAGAGATTGCGGCCAAATACAAAACTGTTTTAGATCGCCCTAACAGTGCTGATGCACAGAAAATTGATGTGTCAGCTATCCAAGATCCAGACTTTAATAAAAAGCTAGATAAGATTGCCAACGACCTAGGTGTTAAGTCTAGCGACCTACTGACCATAATGAAATTTGAATCAGGTGTTAATCCAAGTATCTATAACAAGGCAGGCAGTGGCGCAGTAGGATTGATTCAGTTTATGCCTAACACTGCTCGTGACCTAGGTACTACCACAGCTGAATTAGCGCAAATGGATGCTGTACAACAGCTAGACTACGTCTACAAATATTTTAAGAAAGTAGGTGTAGGTAACGGCACACTAGGGGACCTATATATGGCGGTGTTTATGCCTAAGTTTGTAGGCTATCCTAACGATACTGTACTAGGTCAAGATGGTGCTGACGGATTTGCCGGTAGAGTTTATGCACAGAACTCCGGATTAGATAAAAACAGAGATGGTGCTATCACTGTCGGTGATGTAAAAAATTCCATACAAAGAACTGCTTAATAAATACCTGCATGAATATTGTAGGTAACTTACTAATCGCACCCCCAGCTGTAAAAAATAACTTCTGGCACAAGACAGTGATCATGATCACTGAACATCACACACGTGGCAGCGCCGGGTTGGTGCTAAACAAACGTAGTGAATTAACTCTAAATGAATTTGGCGCACAGTTAGGCATACCTTTAGACTTGCCAGGATACCTCTATGTAGGTGGTCCTGTGAATGTTAAAAGTCTAAGTTTCCTACATACCAATGAGTGGGTCAGCAAAAACACCATGCATGTTAACAACGAGTTTTCAGTTAGCTCTGCAGAAGATATCCTACCTAGACTTAGTGCAGGAGATTGTCCAAAACAATGGAGAATCTTCTTGGGTATGTGCGGTTGGGGCCCTGGACAGTTGTTAGGTGAAATCAAAGGCGAAAACGGTTGGGAACACAACAACAGTTGGTGTACTGTAAACAGTGATGCTAGCCTAGTGTTTAAGTCAGATCAAAAAGATCAATGGTGCGAGGCACTCGATCGTTCTGCGCAGGAATTTGCTCAAAACATCCTAGCATAGACTGTAATCTGTAGTACAATAAATAATTAAAAGAGGTTATAATGGCGGCAACATTATTGCTCAATGCTGACGGCGCACCCGTGGGCTACATGCCATTGAGCACACTAACTTGGGAAGATGCAATCCGATATATGGTCTTAGACAAGGCCGATGTACTAATGTTTCACGACAATTGGATTGTGCGCTCTGCCAATTGGGAAACACAGGTCCCTAGTGTTATGATGTTGCGAGAGTACATGAAACCTAAAACTGTTGTACGTTTCAGTCGCACAAATGTATATCTACGCGATCACGGTCGTTGTCAGTACTGTAGCAAACATATCACACGGCAGGAGTCAACTCTAGATCATGTAATACCTGTGTCAAAAGGTGGAAAGACTACTTGGGAAAACTGCACCACAGCATGTGGACCATGTAATTCAGCCAAGAGTGATGTTACCAAAGGTTGGAAACCTAAAATCAAACCCTACAAGCCAGACTACTATGAACTGGTAAGTAAACGTAAGAAAGAAGAATTCAACATAAGGTATACAGAATGGCTACAATTTTTACAGTAAAAGTTAAGAAGGCACTGTGGTGCGCACTAGGGTTCCTATGCCTAGGGTTAGCCTATATTGGATTGATTACCCCCGGTATCCCTTGGTCAACTCCTACAGTAGGAGCAGCCTATTGCTTTGCCAAGGGCAGTGATCGTATGCATAATTGGCTGATGAATCATCGTATTTTTGGACCATTCCTACGTGGATGGGCAGAGAAGCGTGTATTTCCAGTTAAGGCTCGCTGGCTTATGGTATTAACAATGGACAGCAGTCTTATCATCATGTGGTTCACTACACACAATGTCAAAGCAGTGGCCTGCACAGGTATCTTTATGGCCTTGATAGCATGGTGGGCTATGGCCTACCCTAAATCAGCAGAAGAATACGATGAACGTAAAGCAGCCGGAAAGAAGATAGGCTGGTTCGGGTAACATCATAAATAGTAGTACTTTATAATAGGAGTACTACTCATGAAGAAATACTTATTAGGCTTGGTTTTAGCCTTAGTTGCTACTAGCAGTTTCGCTTGGACACAACGCCAACCAAATCCTCCACAAGCATGCCAACCACATGCTCCATACGGTTTCCCACAAACAGCTGGTGTTACACCAATTTGCCGTCAAGCATATCTAGTTGGATATGATGCGGCAGCCAAGTTGCCTAAATATGTAACATATGAACTATTGCCACAAAACGCACTAGGATGTGTTGCTCGTACTAATGCATTTGCTGCTGATCAGTCCGTGCCAAATGGTGCTACACCAGCTGACTATGCTGGTACAGGTTACGATAAAGGACACATGAGTCCAGATGGTGACTTATCATGGGACGTTCAAGTAGAGTTCGAAAGTTTCTTGATGACCAATATGAGCCCACAAGCGGGCAGTTTGAACCGTGGTATTTGGAAACTGTTAGAAACATCAGTACGTGGTTGGGCAGTACAACGCGGTCAATCATATACAGTTTATGTAGGTGGTTTATATGGCCCAGGCGACAAAACAATTGGTAAAGGCGTAGTTGTACCACATGGTTTCTACAAGATCGTTATCAACAATCAAACTAAAGAGATCGCAGGATGGGGCTTTCCGCACACAGCACCGTATCCAAACTTGGGTAATGACTTAACCAAGTTCCGTGTTCCAGTTGCTACTATTATGAAAGATGCTGGTGTGCAATTTGCGTTTCCACAAGGTGCAGTTGAACTTGCGCCGGGTAAAGAATGGCCAGTTGATTTTGGCGCTTTAACCAATGCTAAACGTGCTAAGTGTGGCGCAAATGCAAGTACCGACTAATCCAGATAAATACCCTGTGTATCCCGAAGATGACGGCTACGACACTCCAAAGAATCCTTATAGCGATGTTTGAGTGTCTAGCTTGTCTAGGATGTGGGTTAGGTGGATTGGAATATGATAAAAAAGACGATTGAACGGGATTTACTGCTAGGGTTATCTAAAAAACTTGGTGTTTTATTTGAAGAAATTGCCAAGGAATTGTACCAACAGCAACTACCAGGAATACCTGAGCCAGTGATGCCTCCCGAGGGTGAAAAACAGTTTGAACCTCATGAAAAGATTCCAGGAAAAACACTACCAGGAATCGAGCGTCCTTCACAGGTTTCCACTACCGTACATAATCTAAAACAGTTTCAACCTTATCTAAAATCAGCAGGAAGAAAAGTATATCCATCAATGGGGGGCAGTCTACACCCTAAAATGATCAATCTACAAGATGGAAATGTGATGTACGTGTTTGACAGAAATAGACACTCACATGGAAAACATTCTAAGCCTCTGGCTAGCATTATTTTTAATCCAACAACTGGAAAGATCCAAGGACATGATGTGGTAAGGCTCAATCCACAAGAACAACAGTATGTTTTTAATTGGTTAAAAAGAAACGCTGGAAATAGACAACAGTTTTACCCTTCAGTGATTCCTACTAATGTGCATGAAGAAGAAAATCATAAGGCACATAAAAAAGATCAAGATACTGATCGTCAGACAGCTGATCCTTTAAATTATCACGGAACTGATCCTGCTATTAGAAGTTTGTTGTTTAAGGCTGCACAGGAAGTAGGACCTAAACAAAATCACTTAGAAACTCTGCTAGCTTTCTTATCCAGAAAAGAAGAAGAACATCAGGGCATGATTGATAACCTTTCTGCAGAAAATGAACAACAAAGAGCAGAAATCAAAGGACTTATCCAACAAATAGAAAATCTAGTCACTGACATTAGAGAAAAAGAAAAACGTTTCCAAGACTTTAATCAGCAGGTAGCTCAACAATCAGATATGACTGTTCAGCAACAGGCCAAAGCTGCACAGGCGCAAGCTCAAACACAGGCTGCACAACAACCAGCGGCACAGGCTGCACAACAACCAGCGGCACAGGCTGCACAACAACCAGCACCTGTGTCAAATGTTGTACCAATGAGAGCTAAAAGACAACAGCCAACTGCTGCTAACGTAGCTCAATATCGTCAAGCTGCAGAATCTGTTCAAGGTAGTATTGAACAGGTACTACTTGAAGGATTAGCAAATCACCTAGGTGAACTATGGGAAGGTGCTTTTAAAAATATAGATATTGATCGACAGGAACAAGGCCATACAGCTACATTTGAAGTAGGTCGCTACAAAGATGGATTTTGGATTCCTTTACAACATCACGCAAGCCAAGAACAAGCACAGTTTCATGCTAAAAATCTAAAAAAGAAATATCCCAGTATGGAAGTCGGTATTAAAGGTCAAGACGGACAAGTTAAACTTGTGGGACTATGAGAGCTCGTGAAATACAGCCTCGCAAACTAGTTATATTTGACATAGATGATACTTTAGTTCATACACAAACTAAAGTTCATGTAGTCAAAGACGGTCAGGTGGTTAAAAGTCTAAACAGCCACGATTTCACCCACTACAAACTGCAACCAGACGAAGAATTTGATTTTGGTGATTTCCGTGATGCACGTGAATTCTTTGATAATGCCAAACCTATCATTCCTATGATCAATCAGCTGAAGCATGATATTAACACAGGCAATACAGTGATCATGGTTACTGCACGTGCAGACTTCAATGACAGAGAACTGTTCTTAGATACATTCCGCAAGTATGGAATAGATATGGATAAGGTTCACGTGCATCGCGCAGGTAATCTTGTTGGCAAATTTTCAACAGAAGAAAAGAAAAAGATTATTATCAGAGATCAATTAAAAAAAACACACTTCACTAAAGCAATCATGTACGATGATGCTGAACCTAATCTGCATGCGTTTGTCAGTTTGAAGAATGAATTCCCACACACTAAATTTTATGCGTGGCATGTTAGCCTAGACGGCGATGCTAGTGAATATCATAGAACAGATGAAGGTGCATTTGGCAATCTAGTATGGAAGGGGCAACAACAGTCTACTCCTAGCAAACAACATGTAGAACCACGTAATAGTCTACAAGATCTAGGCTCTGAACATGGTTCAGGCAAAGAACTTAGAGCAGCAGAATATAGTCCTAGGGATTTACAGCGTCAACGAGAAGCAGAATATTGGCGTAAAAAGGACATGGCAGATCGTATGGCTTGGCATCACGATGACGGTGAGCAGGATTGGCAGGGTGAAACTGTTGATCCAATAAGCGGCCACGGAATTAACGTGCCTAAATCAAATATAAAACAAACTACTAACACTCATGTTACCCGTAAAGATCCAGCTGTAAAAGTAGATATACAACAGCGACAACCAGATCCGCATGCCTACACCTACAGCAAACCTAGTGAAAACTTTGCCGATGGTCGAGGTCCAGGACGTCCAGGCGATAGCCAGCGTCACGGTATACCTAAAGGTGCTACTATGGCTGAATTAGAAAAAGCCAGTCATAGTAAAGGTCGTAAAGGACAACTAGCTCGTTGGCAGTTAAACATGCGTAGAGGACACAAAAAATGAAAAAATTATTAATTGCACTGTCTTTTGTAGGTCTTACTGCTTGCTCAAGTATAACCGGACTAATTCCCAGCAAGTGGGACGATAATCAAAGTCGTGCCGCAGTAGATCTACAGGTAGATGTTCGCCATTTTGACTGCACAGGCGATCAAAAAGCTCAGTTGGCTGCGATTGCTAGACAAGTAGAATGGTTTAATCTGTATGCGGCTAGTAAAGGTACCGATGACATGGCTAAACTGAATGCTGTGTTTGCCACAACAGTTAAAGAGTATCAGGATCGTTTGAATCAAGGACCCGTTAGTCCTATCTATTGCGACTTAAAAAAGAAAATTATGATTCAGCAGGCTGACATAATATCAAAAGCAGTTCTATTTAGATTCTAAGGAAAATATCATGAGCGATATATTAAATCAAGTAGCATCAAGTGGTGATCAATGGGCAGCAGAACGTGCTCAATATGCTCTACAAGTACATGACGCAGTGGTCAGTGGACAAATGAGCAAAAGTGAAGCGACTGAAGTATTGCAAGATATGATTGCCACACAACAACTACAAGAAGCTGCACAAGCTGATCAAATCAAAGCTGCCCTATTCTTTGGAATTACTCAGCTGATCAGTATGTACGCTTAAAGATTTCACTTAGGGCCTGTACTAGGTCCTCAATCATACCATCATCATGAAACGGAGTAGGTGCAAAACGCAACCGCTCCGTTCCCACATCAACTGTAGGCGAGTTTATAGGTTGTACATAAATGTTAAAATCATTTAGTAAATCATCGCTCATGGCTTTACATTTTTTAGCATCGCCTATTAGCACAGGTACAATGTGCTCTGTGGCACATTCCATTACAGGAATACCAGCTGCTCGCAATCTATGTTTTAATTTACGAGCTCGCTCTTGATGTTTCTCTCTTAGCTCATTGTGATCTTTAAGATATTTGATAGCTGCGAGTGCTCCTGCACAGGTAACAGGACTCATACTTGTTGTAAAAATAAAACCTGCTGACATTAAGCGAATAGCATCTAGTACAATAGCATCTCCTGCAACATAACCACCTTGTACTCCATAGGCTTTGCCCAGGGTTCCGTTAATAAAATCTATGCGTCCTTCTAGACCCAGTTGCTCTACCTTACCGGCGCCGGTTGCACCATATAAACCCACAGCGTGTACTTCATCGATGTAGGTCATTGCTTCATATTTGTCTGCTAGATCGCATATTTCTTTAATCAATCCTACATCACCGTCCATTGAATATACGGATTCAAATACTATGCAAGGTATATTGCCAGCTGCCTTACTGGCTTTTAATTTTGCTTCTAGATCTTCTAGATTATTGTGTTCAAATACACTTTTGGCTGCACGGCTATGCAGTATGCCTACCACTAGACTATTGTGATTATTCTGATCACTGACGAATTCTATATTAGGAATGATCTTACTTAGAGCAATTAGAGTCCATTCGTTGGCCACATAGGCTGAACTAAACAGCAGTGCCCGACTCTTGTTATGTAGCTGTGCTAGCTCGTGTTCTAGGGCCACATGATAATGACTAGTGCCTCCAATGTTGCGGGTACCACCTGATCCTGCACCAGTCATATCTAGAGCAGTGTGCATGGCATCTAGTACAACTTTATGCTGACCCATACCTAAATAATCGTTTGAGCACCAGTTAACAATGTTTTTGATGTTGTATGGGCCGTACCAAATTGCTTTGGGAAAGTCACCGCGCTCACGTATAATGTCGTTGAAAACACGATATTTGCCGTTGTCTTTTAGAGTTTTTATCAGGTTAATGAATGGTTCTTTGTTTATCATAGTCCAGTATTTAAACTAAATATACATAGAGGACTGAATTCATGGCAAAGAACGGCATTTCAACACTATCAACCAAGCAAGCACGGCAATTAGCTAAACTTGACATCGCTTCAGCAAAACGCCAAGGTAAAGTAGTTGCCGCCAACGGAACAATTTCAGGTAGTGCTGATCCTACTAAGAATTACTATCGTTCTAGAGCTTTTTATGATATTACACAGTTACCTACACAGTACAACGG